CAGGCTATGAGTATTTTCATTAAATATCTTCTTGCTGTCTGTCCAAAAATTTAAGACATCGGTTTATACATTCCAACTCTCTTCCCATTGAAAGAGTAATAAAATGTGTTTTTTCAAATGCTTTTTTTCGAGCATAAAGAATACGCATCATGTAATCTAAATCTGCTTGGGTCATTTACTTAGCCTCCTCAAATTTAACTGTTTCTACATACCAACCATAAGTTTCTTCAATCACATCAACTAATTCTGTATGGTTTTGTGCATCCCATAATAAACTTTTTGTTTCAGCTTCAATCTGTTGCTTACCATTTTCGGTAATAGGTGCATGAAAAGGGTTTGTGTTTGAAGTGTAATCAAACTTGATCTCAGTTACTAATAAAGTCATTTACTTAACCCCAAACCATAGTTTTGATTTCTTCATCATTCATGTGAATGTGTAAGTTTTGCCCATTGATTAAATCTTGAAGCATAGTTTCATTCAATGGAATATTCTCTGCAAAATCATCTCTACTTACATCATTTGCTTTATCCCAAACTTCATTTCTATCTAAAGTATTAGGATTATACCCTCTTGCAAAAGCTACTATATTTTTATGACCTTTATAGCAACTCATTACATAGATTCCTTCATCTTTAACAAGCCAAAAAGATTTTTTGTTTGTATGCTCATCTTCATAAGCAGTTTTAAATTCATTAGCTTCAAGAGTTCCTTTAGCTAAATCTCTTAGTCTCTTTGTTGATGGAAAAGTAAGACAGTGAACATCTGTGTTGTAATTCATTTTGAGGGGGTTGTATATATACCCATATTATAAACATAAGTATCAACAACTGTCAACAAGGTTTCATTACTTGTACATCGAATCCTTTTTCTTTTAACTCTTCAATCCTATACTTCTGGATTTCACTCAATCTGCCCTTTTCGCTTTTAACCTCTATAAACTTGACCTCATCTGGTTTCATACATACCAAATCAGGTAAGCCAGCTTTGTTGCACATAATTAACTTGATTACTGTCCACCCTTCGTTCTCGTGCCTGTCGATCAGCTTCTTCTGATATTGAGCTTCGGTCATGGTAGTAATGATTGATCGTGTAGCTTTCCTTTAATTTAACAACATCATATACCTTTGGCTCGATTCCCTTCTCTGCAAAAATATAATGTATTTTATTCTTTCTATCCCTGCCAAGAAAACTTGCTCTCTCTCTTCCCTGCAAATAACTAAGTGCAGAATAATCAATACCATAAAAAATTAAATGATCCGCACTGCTAAGATTTACTCCTTCCCTGCAACTCTTAACCTGACCGATAAAAACAGAATCGCTTACAGCATTAAATATATCTGGATCATCTGTTGCCCTATATCCAAAAAAATCTCTTAACATTTTACCTTCAGCAATGAAGCAATATAAAATAGCAATCCTTCCACTAAAATTATCTCTGATATATTCAACCTTGCTTTTATCAAATATTATTGCTCCATGATTCTCTGTTATTACATGACCATTATATAGCTGCCTTAATTTGCTCATAACTTTACTTCCTGTATCAGCCACGACTGATCTTCTTCCAGGTTTACCAATAACACCATTTTTTATAATCCGTAATGCCAATCTATAAGTTCTTCTGGACATCTTCACCATATGCACTTCTTCCTCAACTTCCTGAGTAAAGCCAGCCTCCTTCTGAGTCATCTGTACTGTAAAAGGTTTTATATCTTCTAAAATTTTTGTCTGCTTTGCATCTGAATAATCTTTAATCACAATACCAGTACCAACTCTTTTTTCTTTTACCTCCACATAGTCACTAGCCCATCTATAAAAGTTCTGGTAATGACTCCATAAAAATGGTGTCAATGACCATTGATGATATAACTGACTGAAGCTTTCAGGGCTTGGTGTACCACTCATCAAAATAATGCTGTTGTATCTAATATTTAAAATATTTTGATACCTCTGCGATGGTTTTGGAAATGCACCAACACTATGTGCTTCATCTACAATAATCATATTCCAACTTGTACCCTTAAAGTTTTTCAACTGCTCAAAGTTAGTTGTGGATACTACCCTATCAAGATTCATTTTATTAACATCACTTTCTATACTTGGTATTGCTTTTTTCTTAGTAATTATCAAGACTTTTTCTAGTGCCATATTCTTTACAACAGACAGTGCCACCATTGTTTTGCCTGTTCTACATTCGCCACTTAAATATCCGCATTTGTTTACCTGACATAGCCTGGTCAGCTTGCGACTTGCCTGTATTTGATAATCTCTTAATTTAACCATTGACCATACTAGATTTAGCGTTATCTTACCCTATAGTTATACATAAACAACCCTACATATGGAAAAAGATCAAATTTTAAAGACCATTAATATTCAGCTTTCGCAAGGTCAGATAAAATGGCTAGATGATAATAAAGGTTCTGAGTCAAGATCCTGTCTTATAAGACTAATCGTAAACGAAAAGATGGATCAGGCTGCATAACAATGGATACAAAAGAAGAATTATTACGCTTGCCCTCAAGCTGGCGTTATGTTGCAGTCAATGGTAACAAACAGCCTTATCAAAAAGATTGGCAAAAGAATCCTCTTAAAAGATCAGAAATACTTAAAGAACTTATATCAAAAAAAGCAAAAGCTGTTGGTGTTCTTGCAGGTGAGTTGTCAGGTGGCCTTTTATTTGTAGATCATGATGGTGAATCTGCTTCAAATATCCTCCTCGAATGGGGTCTATCAATATCAACACTACCTCTTACATGGACAGTTACTTCTGGTAGGGTCGGGCGGTTTCAACTTATATATCAAGTACCAGAAGAACTTTGGTCAAAAATAAAAACTAAAAAATTTAGAACAGGTGTAAAAGATGAAGAGGGTTCTGTAGAACAATTAGAACTTAGATGGAATGGTTGCCAATCTGTTGTAGCAGGTGAACATCCCAAAACTTCTGGTTACAAATGGGTAAAAGATAGATCACCTGATGACATACCAATAGCAGAAGCACCAGCAATTTTATTAGAACGCATGATGGAAACTGAGGTTAAACAACCAGAGGTTTTTAATTCAGATTATGATAGATGTCTTTCTTTACTTCAATCAATAAATCCATCACGTTTAGATGATTACGATACTTGGGTTCAAATTGGTATGAGCCTACACAGTGTCGGAGATGATCGCCTTTTAACAGAATGGGATACCATTTCAGCAAAAGCATCAAATTATAAATCTGGTGAATGTTTTAAAAAATGGCAATCATTTGGTAAAAGGTCAGGAGTTTCTTTAGGTACTCTCGTTAAGTATGCACAAGAAGATGGTTGGACTCCACCACCAAAACAAATTAACCCCTCCATACATTACAAGTCAGAAGAAACAACAAAAGTTATACCAAAAAAATTAGAACCCATAAATGCACAGGAACTTATACATCTGCTGCGTAATATGCCTAACAAAATTAGATATAACACTTTTACCCACAACATAGAGCAGAATGAAAAGCCTTTAAAAAATACTGAACTGTTTTACCTGTCGCTATCAGAGCAAAATTATAAATGCTCCAAAGAAATGGCGATAGATTGCTTACTAAAAGTAGCTCATGAAAATGAATTTGATCCTGTTCGTAATTATCTTGAAGTCGTAGAAAAAACTGTAGAACCTGCTTACATAGACAGACTTGCAACAACATATTTACGACCCTCCGATGCTCAATACAAAGAACCGACAATTTATGACCACATGATGAAAGCCACCCTAATCGGTGCAGTAAGAAGGATATTTGAACCTGGTGCTAAACATGATACGGCCACTGTCCTTATGGGTCATCAAGGTTGTGGTAAATCTACATTCTGGAAGATACTCGGTGGTGCTTTTTTCTCAGATTCTTTAGGTGATCTTTCCAATAAAGATGATATACTTTGCCTTCACCGCAGTTGGCTCTGCGAATGGTCAGAAATAGATCAAATCACCTCCAAAAAACACGCAGGTACAGTTAAATCTTTTTTATCAAGAGCTACAGATCATATGCGTGTTCCATACGGCAGATCCGTAGAAGAGTTCCCCAGAAAATGTATTATCGTTGGTTCTACAAACAAAGATAATTTTTTAGTTGATGACACAGGGAGTAGGCGTTTCCATGTAATACCTGTTGAAGCAACCGCTTCTAACATGATTAATACAAATGGACTAGAAATGGAAAGAGACTCAATCTGGAGTTCCGCAATCAAATCATATAGAAATAAAGAACCGCATTATCTTACACATACACAGGAAAACTTAATTGCCCTAGAAAATCTTGCTTATCTTGTTGAATCACCTTGGACACATCCTATACACTCATGGCTGACAGATCCTTCAAACTATGCAAAAACCATAACCTGTGAACTTTTATTAACTGAAGCTGTAGAGAAATCTACCGATAAACAAACAAAATCAGATGTGATGACTGTCTCATCTATTCTTAAATCTCTTGGGTATGAGAAAAAACGAAAAAGAGTAGATGGTCAACTTAAATGGACTTGGATTAAATCTGTACCTACCTCTTCTGAAAGGTAGGAACACTAAAACCCCCTACCAGCACCTATGTTGTTCTATCCTGTACCTATGTACCTACCTATTATATTATTATTATTATTATTATTATATATATAGGGAATAGGGTAAATATAGGAACAGGTAACTTTTTACTCTTAGTCGGCACAGGTTGGAACGTAGGAACAGCATCTAGTCTCAAATGAGTCTTATTTGTCTTTTTTTTATTTTCTCTTAAAATGTCAACATGATTTCTTTTCCTAATAAAAAATATTCAATAATTTATGCGGATCCTCCTTGGCAATATAAAAGAAATGGTAATCATTCTGCTGAAAGCCAGTACAATGTAATGTCTCTCGAAAATATTAAAAATTTACCTGTTAATAAAATTTCAGAAGATAATAGTCATTTATATATGTGGGTAACAAATCCTTTTATCTCTGAAGGTTTAGAAGTTTGCAAAAGTTGGGGGTTTGAATATAAAACTTTGATTACTTGGGTAAAAACATATAAAGATGGTAGTCCTATCATGGGCATGGGATATTACTTCAGGGGTGCAACTGAACATATTATTTTTGGTGTAAAAGGTAAAAAACTTTGTAATAACAGAAATACAAAAAATCTTTTTTATGGTTTACAAAGACAACATTCAAGAAAACCTGATTTTGTTAAAGACCTAATTGTTAAATGCAGTGGTAATCTTTCAAGAATTGAATTATTTGCAAGGGAAGAATCTTCTGGTTGGGATTGTTGGGGTAATGATACAAATAAATTTAGTAAAAATTCTATTCAAAAAGAACTTATAATTAATGAACTACCTCCCTCTATCTCTTTACAAAGTGTATTATTTAATTAATGGCTAAAAAAGGCACAAAAATAGAAACTCTCATGAGGTCACGCAAACTTGGCGAGATCATCGCTAAGGGTGGCCGTAGATCTGATTGCGTTAAATATGCTTTGAAAAATTGGGGGGTCAGTTCTACAACAGCAGACAAGTATTTAGAAATTGCAAGAGCCGAGATGAAGGCCGACTGGGATATGGAAAGGCCTCAAATGGTGGCAGATCTTTTATCGCAAGCTGCAACGCTTCAAGTTGAAGCAAGAGAAAAAGGTCACTTGCATATTGCTCTCGGTGCAATCAATACAGCAGCTAGACTTGCACAGATTATTTCGTGAGTATTTTAGATACAGTTCAACCTGGGAAAGTTTTATATCAGATCGGTGCTTATGATTTACCTACTGCAGATGAAGCAATACAGCGTATAAATCAAGATTTACTTCCACATCAATTAAAGTTTTGTGATGACCTCGACCATAGAAAATTGGCTCTTGTCTGTGGATTTGGCGCTGGTAAAACTCATGCGTTAATTTCAAAATCTTGCATATTGGCTGCACTCAATGTGGGTCATGTGTCGGCCATCTTTGAACCGACTGCGCCAATGCTTAGAGATATTTTGCAGAGAACAATGAATGAATTACTTGATCAATGGCAGATTCCTTACACATTCAGGGCATCACCATTACCTGAGTACAATCTAGAATTTGCAGAGGGAACCCATACAATCTTGCTTAGAACAATGCTTACATATCAACGATTACGAGGCCAAAACTTATGTGCAGTGGGATTTGATGAGGCAGACACTATTCCAAAACGAGAAGCAGAAAGCGCAATGAATATGGCACTCGCAAGACTTAGATCAGGTAATGTTCAACAGTTTTATGCAACAACAACTCCAGAGGGGCATGGTTGGGCGTTTGAAACCTTTGAAAAAAATAAAAAGTCTGACACAGGATTGATCCAGGCAAAAACAGCTGACAATCCTTATCTTCCCGAGAATTTTATTCAATCTCTTGAAGAAAATTATCCACCACAGCTAATAAAGGCTTATCTCCTTGGCCAATGGGTCAACCTCACTAGCGGACAGGTTTATAATAGGTTTTCTAGAGAACATCATGTCATCAATAAGATACCCTTTGACATCCAGATGGAGACTTTACTTTGTGGTATAGATTTCAACGTAATGAACTGCAACTGCGTCATTGGTGTAAGAGATGGCGACAAGCTAGTGATCATTGATGAAATATCAAAACAAAAAGACACAGATGCGTTGGCACA